AATGGCAATCACAGCAAACCAAAGCGTGTTAACGCTTGACTATTGGAAGGCAGCCCGTCACCTAGAGGTAGGAGACTGGGTATTTGACATGACCGGCACCCCGGTACAGGTCAAGTTGGTACAACAGTACTACGCCGATGAGTGTTATGAGGTAACGTTAAACGATAACCTCACCGTGTCTGGGGATAAAAACCTGGCGTTTCGCGCAGAGAACGAAGAGTACCGCAAAGGTATTGAGGTATACAAGGGCGTCAGGCCCTTTGTCAGGCCGCTAAAGTTCGTGACTGTAGAAAAATTACTCGAGGTTGGACTACAGGGGCGCGGAAAACGCAAAGAGTATTCAATCCCCACCACCAAACCGTTGCAGTTTCCTGCACAGACCCCTGGCATCCCGCCGTTTGTTTTTGGATTCTGGTTCTTCAACCGAAAAGAAAACAAAACCTTCTCCGTATACCCTGCGCACACAGACTTTGTTGTCAAAAAATTTAAAGACGCTGGGTACAAGATCCAAAAACTATCGTTACAAAGGCGATACTACCAATTTTTCTATGAGACCCCAAACATAGAACATCAACTCCTGCCCGTCATACCCACAAAAATACCGGCAAACTACTTAATGGCGTCTCAAGAAGAGCGTATCGAGCTATTGTCCGGGCTGATTAATGGAAAACCAAGACAGTACAACCCAAAAACAGACTGGTTTAGGGTAACACTTACCAATGTCGCCATCATTCAGCAGATTCAAGGACTGGCGGAGTCACTTGGTTGCAAAACCAGGGTACGTTGTGATGGCAGACTTAACAATTATGTGCTATCATTTAGGTGTAAACACAAATTAATCCTTAATCAGGTGTCTAAACCCGCCAAAATACACCTGGCACGACGGTATATCAAAGAAATCAAACAAATTGAGCCGCAGATGGTGGTTCATTTTGAAACAGAGGGCAAAAACAACACCATGTTAGTTGCAGAAGGATTTATTAGCGTATGTTAAACGCAAAACAAGAACTTTTATTAAAGAAATTTGCCGAGGCGCGTAAACATTGGCCCAAGGCGGAGCTTGACGCTGCAATATGGCAGATCAAATGGAACCTGCAAGCTTTACCACACCAACGGGAACCCTCAGACAACGAGTATGACACGTTTCTCATGTTGGCGGGTCGGGGATCTGGCAAAACCCACACAGCCTCTCACTGGATTGGCATCCGTGCGTGGAAATTTGACAACACACGCTGGTTAGTCACAGCGCCAACCTCCAGCGATATTCGTGCCACATGTTTTGAGGGTGATTCTGGACTTATTAACATTATACCAAAATCTTTGATCCGCGACTACAATAAATCTTTGTTTGAGATTACATTAATTAACGGATCTATTATACAAGGGATCCCTGGATCAGAGCCAGAACGTTACCGGGGTAAACAATACCATGGCGCCTGGTTTGACGAGCTGTGTGCGTTTGATTATCTAGACGACGCATACGACGGCGTGCAGTTTACGTTGCGTCTGAAGGACCCACGTATTGATCGTGTACAACAGATCATCACCACAACGCCAAAACCAAAAGAGTTGATCGTGGACCTTAACGAGGGAACCGTGGGTGGTGACGTGTACGTGGTTAATGCATCGTCCTACGATAACAAGGACAACCTATCCGCCACGTTCTTCAAACAGCTAGAGTCTTACGATGGCACAGACCTAGGCCGCCAAGAAATTTACGGCGAGATCTTGGATCCAGAACAGGCCGGCATTATTAAACGTCGGCAGTTCCGTATGTGGCCGGCCAATAAGCCAACGCCAATTTTAGAATACGTGATCGCCTCATACGATCCGGCCACCTCTGAAAAAACAATGAACGACCCGACTGCGTGCACCATCTGGGGTATCTTTGAACAAGAGGACGCCGGCACAGCGGTCATTTTGCTAGACGCATGGGATGCGCATCTTGCGTACCCAGAACTACGTAGAAAAGTAATCGACGATTTTAAGGAGGTAGTATATGGCGCTGATAATGACTTCGGTAAAGGTAGGAAAGCAGATCTCGTTCTTATGGAAGACAAGTCCGCTGGTATTTCACTTATCCAAGAGCTTCAAGGATCCGGAATTGAGGTCCGAGGCTACAATCCGGGCAGAGCAGACAAGGTACAGCGTCTCAATATCGTGGCACCGCTTGTGGCTAAAGGCAAAGTGTGGATTCCAGAAGACCCTGAGCGACGTGGTGAATTTGCTGATTGGGCTAAGCGTTTCCTGCGTCAAGTCTGTTCATTTCCCGAAGCCGGCGGGCACGATGACTATGTTGACTCATTATCACAAGCGCTGCGAGTCCTTCGGGATTCTGGTTGGATCCAACTAGATTATCTACCAGCACGTGACTATTCGTACGCGGATGACAACAAGAAACGTTTTGAAAATCCGTACATGATGTAGGGCGGAAAGTTAAGCCACTTTGCATTAGTATGCTTATGAATCCCATTAAAACACCTTTAGAAATGCTATATGAACAAGCGGGTATTACTCCGCAACATTTAGCATCCGGCGGTACAACATTATCACCTAAAGAGATGATGATGCTTTTGATTGCACACGGAAAGACCCCGCCAAAATTTGCAGATGGCGGACTAACATCTAAAGCGCTAGGCGCAGCTGGGCCAGCGTATATGGCGTACTTAGCGTACCCAGAAGCCAAAGATACATATGGAGCTTTGTCAAACAAAGACTACCATAAAGCTTTTGAACATGGCACTAATTTAGCAGACTTTGGCCTATCAGCTGCCAGCATACCGTATTGGTTGCTTTCATCAATGCTGGGGTCAAAAGATTTAAGCGCTGGAACATTAGATAACCCAGAAACACGATATGGTGAAAAGCCAGGGGCAATTGGCCAACTATCACAATACCTACTTAATCTAGGCAAAAAGAAATAAATATGGCTCAACCAAGACTACCAATTCAAAACGGCAATAATTTGGAAACGATTGATGATCGTGAAGATGATATTAATTTAGCCGCTAGACAAGATCAAGAAACAAAAGATATTGCCGAAGAGTTTGATATTGATCAAGATGAAGCTGAACAAGAAGTTATTGAACTTGAAGATGGATCTGTTGTAGTTAATTTTAAACCTACAAGTGGCCCACAACAAGATCCTGAGTTTTATGAAAACTTAGCCGAAGTATTAGATGAAGATGTCTTGATGTCTTTGGCAAATGATTACTTAGATTACATTGACGTTGACCAAGAGTCTCGCAAGCAACGTGATAAACAATACGAAGAAGGTCTTCGCCGCACGGGTTTAGGAAAGGACGCGCCTGGTGGTGCAACGTTTGATGGCGCCTCGAAAGTCGTCCACCCAGTCATGGCAGAGTCATGCGTTGACTTTGCTGCATCATCAGCCAAAGAGCTACTTCCACCCGACGGCATTGTTAAATCGAGCATCAAGGGTGAAGCTGATGTTGAAAAAGAAAAAACTGCAGATCGCAAAGTTAATTTCCTTAACTGGCAGTTATCTGAACAAATTCAAGAGTATCGTGATGAGATGGAGCAATTGCTCACTCAGTTACCATTGGGTGGATCTCAATTTTTAAAATGGCGCTATGACTCAGAACAAAAACGCCCAACATGCGAATGGATCCCAATTGATAACATCCTACTTCCATACTCATCTACAAATTTTTACACATCGCCTCGAATTACAGAAGTGCAAGACATCACTGCCGATGTATATATGCAGCGTATTGAGCAAGGTATTTATCGCGATATCCATTCAACTTATACATCTAACGCGCCTTTAGACGATCAAACAAGATCTGAACAAGCCAATGATAAGATTGAAGGAAAAGATATTCCTTCTGAAAACATTGACGAACTACGTCGTGTTTATGAAATTTCATGTTTTATTCGTTTAGATAGTGATGATATCACTAAGGGCAAACGCGCACCGTACATCTTAACAATTGATGAATCAAGTGGCGAAGTATTGTCACTATATCGTAACTGGGAAGCCAATGACGAAAAACTCACGAAACTCGATTGGTACGTTGAATTCAAATTTATTCCTTGGCGTGGTGCTTATGCTATTGGTTTACCTCATCTTATTGGTGGTCTTTCCGCTGCTCTTACTGGTGCTCTCCGTGCTCTTATGGATGCAGCCCATATTAGTAACAGTCAAACAATGCTTAAGCTCAAAGGTGGCCGCATTGGTGGACAAAGTGACAGGATTGAACCGACACAAGTAATGGAGATTGAAGGCTCTCCTGGCGTTGATGATATACGTAAGATTGCAATGCCTATGCCGTTCAATCCACCATCAACCGTACTGTTTAACCTACTAGGTTGGTTAACTGACGCGGCTAAGGGCGTGGTTACCACGGCAGAAGAAAAGATTGGTGATGCCAATAACAACATGCCAGTGGGCACAACACAAGCACTTATCGAACAAGGTGCTAAAGTATTCTCAGCTATTCATGCACGCTTGCATCGTTCGCAAGCTAAGTCATTAGCTATCATCTCGCGTATCAATCATTGGTACTTGGATGAGATGGACAATGACTCTGGCGAAGAAATTCAAGTTCGAGATTTTGCAAACAACACCGATGTACGTCCAGTTTCAGACCCTAACATTTTTTCTGAAACACAACGTCTAGCTCAAAATCAAGCATTGCTTCAAATGGCACAATCAGCTCCTCCGGGAATGTTTGATTTGCGATCTGTATATAGCAGAATTTTAAATCAATTAAAAATTCCATCGATTGATGAAATTTTACCTAACCCACAAGGTGCGTCAGAGTCTAATCCAGCATTAGAAAACGTGGCAATGACAATGGGACGTCCGGCAGCAGTTTATCCAGATCAAGACCACATTGCACACATCCAAGTTCACTTGGCATATGCAAAGAACCCAGCCTATGGTGGAAGCCCATTAGCGGGACCAACATTCTCACCGCTAGTATTAGATCACTTGAAACAACATTTAACAATGCACTATTTACAATCTGTTCGCGCATATGTGGCGCATGCTGCAGATGGAAAAGATGCGTTTGATTTGAATGAAGAGAAACCAATTGATCAACAAGCACAGCAAGCAATTGCTTTGGCTACGCAAATGGTCGATATGGATTCAAAAGAAATCTTGGCACCATACATGCAAGATATCAATGCAATATCACAAAAAGTTGCTCAAATGCATCAGCAAGCACAACAAGCTCAAGCTGCGTCTGATCCAACAGCACAAGCATTGGTACAAACTCAAATGGCTGAAACACAACGTAAAGCTGCTGAGTCTCAAGCTAAGATGCAACAAGAAAATGCAATTAACCAACAAGAATATCAAATCAAAGTGGCTGAATTGCAACAAAAAATGCGTGAGTTACAAACTAAATACGACACTCAAACCAAAATTGACTCGAATAAAAACGCAACTCAAATTGCTGTGGTTGACCTCAATAACTCATCTCGTGAACGTATTGCTGAGATTTCAGCTCAAGCTGGGTTGACTTCTGATCAATTAGCAATGCAACACGAGCAAGATCAAACTGCATTGATGGCATCTCATGAGGCTCAGGCAGATATTCGCCAACATGGTTTAGAAGTACAACAAATGGCGTTTGACCAGCAAGCTCAAGCAGCACAAATGATGGCACAACGCCAGCAAGATGCTGAACAACAAGCGCGTCAACATCAAATGGAAATGTTTAGTCAACAACAAGACCAAGCACACCAAGTAGGCCAACAACAGCAAGAATTAGCAGCACAACAGCAACAAGCGGCAATGCAACAACAACAGCAACCTCCGATGGAAGACCAAAATGGCTAAATCAGCAGCATGGCAACGTAAAGAAGGCAAAAACCCAGAAGGTGGGTTAAATGCCAAAGGACGCGCAAGCTACAATAAAGCAAATCCAGATAAACCGGGACTCAAAGCTCCGGCGCCTCATCCTAAGTCTGAAAAAGAAGCTGGTCGTAAAAAATCTTTTTGCTCACGCATGGAAGGCATGAAGAAAAAATTAACAAGTGCAAAAACTGCTAAAGATCCGGATAGCAGAATTAATAAATCACTTAGAGCATGGAACTGTTAATATGGCAAAAGAAGGATTATACGCAAATATTCAAAAGAAACGTGCTCGAATTGAAGCAGGATCTGGCGAAAAGATGAGAAAGCCTGGAACAAAAGGCGCTCCAACAAAAGAAGCATTTATTGAATCAGCTAAAACAGCTAAAAAACCAAAGAAGTAAAACACAACCACCAACAAGGGAAATATCATGGAAAAAGAATTAGGCTTTCGTAAAGCTTACAAAATGACAGGCACACCAGGTTACGCTGGCGGTCCAGATCAAAAAGTAGAAGAAGGTGCGTCAGGTTCACATCGCGACAATAACTGGAAGAAAGGTGCAGCACAAGCTAAGATGGCTAAACCTTCTAAAGTTGGTCCAGATAAGAACCTAAATGAAATTGGCGGCGGTAATTTCTACTAATTAGGGCGGAAAATCATACATGTATGTATTAGTACATGTATGAAAGATCTAATCTCTGAATTAATTGAGCGTTTGAAAAGCGCTGACAAAGAAATAACAGAAGCAATTGCCTCTGGTATTAACATCCACAACTTTGAGACATATCAACGTTTTGTGGGTAAAAAAGATGGGTTATCTGAAGCATTGGGCATTATTGATGCCCTATTATCTGAGGATGACGAAGACCAATATTAGTGCTGTATAGCACAAGGAGTGAAGCCGCATGGCTGCATATGATTTAAAGGCTAATGACGAGCCAGATTTACGCTCGGAGTTAGAATGTTTTCCAAATGTAGAACCTGGCATTGAAGTTTTGGGTGATCGCGTATTAGTGCAATTACGTCGCGAAAAAACCAAATCTAAAGGCGGGATTTTACTGGTAGAGGAAACAACACAAACACTTAAGTTCAATGAAACGGTAGCTAAGGTAATCCAAATCGGTTTCCTAGCGTATAAAATGCCGGATACATTGGAGCCATGGCCAGAAGGCCCTTGGTGCAGTATTGGAGACTTGGTTCGCACAATAAAGTATGGCGGAGATCGCTATGTGGTTGATGCAGGTGACGAAGGAGCTCCGGTTGTGTTTATTACGTTACAAGCGCGTGAGATCATTTCTAAAGTTAAATCTTTTGAACATGCTCAACGTATGAAAGCGTTTGTAGATTAACTTTGTATAAAGGATAGAAAATGGCAGATAAAGACGTTCCTATTAAGGAACAAGAAGATGGCTCCGTTTTAGCCAAGGTTGAAGAAAGCTCACAAGAAGAATTTGATACTGAGCTTGAAAACGAAAAAGACGGTGGTGGGCAGACAGACGAAGACGGTGATGACCAAGAAGAAGGTGATGACCAGGAAGATGGCCCAGATGAAAACGAAGAAGAGCGTGAACGAATTCGTGAAGCTCGCCGCGAAGAGCGTAGGCTCAAAAAAGAATTAGCAAAACAACGCGACGCGTCATCTAAACATAAAATTAGTGCGCTAGAAAAACGTAACGAAGAGCTGGCAAGACGCTTGGCTCAAATTGAAAACAATCAATCATCATTCCGTTTGGCTCAACTAGACAAGACGCTAGAAGATGAATCAACCCGTGTTGAGTATGCAAAGATGAAGATGATGCAGGCAGCGCAAACTGGCGACGCTGCGGCACAAATTGAATACTTGGAACAGTTGACAGACGCCAAACAACGTCTACAACAATTGCAACATTTTAAAAAGCAACAACTTAACGAAGCTAAAAAGCCTAAACAAAACGTTCCTAATCCAGTGTCACAGGAAGTAGAACGAAACGCTAAAGACTGGCTCCGTAAGAACTCATGGTATGACCCTGAGGCTAGAGATACAGATAGTAGAATTGCCAAGGTTATTGATCAAGAGTTATCTGCAGACGGTTGGGATCCATCGGATTCTGAATACTGGGATGAACTCGATAATCGATTATCTGCACGTTTGCCACACCGCTATACAGCAAAAGGTGGCACCACACAACGTCGATCAGCTGGACCAACAGCCTCGAGTCGTGTGTCAGCATCAACCGCAAAGCCAAACACCATCACATTAAGCCGTGAGCGTGTACAGGCGATTAAAGATGCTGGTTCATGGGACGATGTAGAGAAGCGAAACAAAATGATCCGCGCATACGCATCGTATGATCGCGCTAATAAAGGATAACATAAATGGCTAACAACAGAATTAAAAGAGATTTAGATGATCGCATGGCAGAACGCGCTCAGGAAGTAATTGAGCGCTCAATGACAGCGAGCCCTGATGATATCGCACATCGTGAACGCCTTGATGCGTTTAGAGATAAATGGCAGAATAGTGCACTGCCTGACATTCCAGCAGGAACTTTGCCAGGAATGCACTTGTGTTGGTTGAGTACCACTAACACATATGACAGTATCGACAAACGTATGGCGTTGGGTTATGAGCCAGTTAAAGCCGCTGAGTTAGGTAAAGGCTTTGAAGGACTAGGCAAGATGAATTCGGGCAAGTTTGAAGGCTGTATTAGTTGCAATGAGATGGTTCTTTTTAAATTACCAGAAGACGTCTACCAAGAAGTGATGCGCATGTTGCATCTTGAGGACCCACTAGAGCATCAACGTAATATTACAGCTCAAGTTAGGGATACAGCCCAAGATCGAAAAGGCGGCAGATCTATGTTGGAAGGTGGCTTATTGGAAATGGAAAGAGAAACGAACAAAGCAAATAAAAATATTCGTTTTCAATAATAACTTACACACAAAGGAAGGGACACTATGTCTGCAACATTTCAACCCTTTGGCCTGAAGCCTGTGTATCACCCTAGCGGATTAGATCGCGCGACAGCTTTTGTCGGCACGAATTCATACGTAACAGGTACTACATTCACAGCTCCATACTCATTGAGTTCTGGCCAATCATTCTGGCAATACCAACCGGTTGCTATCACTTCAACTGGTCAATTGACTATCGCTAACCAAACTGCTGCTTCTGGCAAAGTATTTGGCGTATTCGATGGTGTTGAGTACACAAACTCTGACGGTCGCCGTTCAGTAGCTAAGTACGCTTCTAAAACAACTTTAGATGCTTCTACACAAATCGTATTTTGGGTATTCTCAGATCCAGCATTAGTATACGAAGCTCAAGTACACGGTTCAGCAACAACTGCTGCTATCGGTACTGAATACAACTTTGACACATCAACAGGCTACACAACAGCTGATGGCTATGCTATCGGTGTAGGTGGCGCTGGGTTCTCAACAACTGCGTTGCTTGCAACATCAGTTGGTTCAGGTAACCAAGGTCAAGTTCGCGTAGTTGGACTAGGTCGTGAAACAGCATTCCCAGCAGGTCAATTAAATGCATGGGGTGACGCATTCACTATCGTTCAAGTTCAAATCTCTAATAATACCTTCGCAGCTGCGTCGGTTTCAGTCTAATATAACGAAAGGAATAAGCAATGGCAACCCCAATGCGTAGTACAGACTTTCGTGCGGTAGTCGAACCGATTATCAACGAAGTTTTTGATGGCGTTTATGAACAACGCGACGACGAGTGGAAAGGGTTTGTAGAACAAATCCAAGGTATTCCACGTAACTATCATGAAGAAGTAATGCTCTTCGGTATGAACGCAGCTCCAGCGATGCCTGACGGCACTCCAGTTAGCTACGATCAAGGCGGTACTTTGTATATCACTCGCTTTATCTACCAAATCTACGGTCTTGCATATGCATTGACTAAAGTTTTGATGGAAGATGGTGATCACATCCGTATCGGTTCAACTTTCGCTAAACACTTAGCTCAATCTATGATTGAAACTAAAGAAACTTTATGTGCTAACTTGTTGAACTTCGCGTTCACAACTGGTTACGTAGGTGGTGATGGCGTTACTTTGATCAATACAGCTCACCCTATTGCTAACGGAGGTTCTTACTCTAACCAATTGTCTACAGCAGCTGCTTTATCACAAACTTCTGTAGAACAAATGTTGATTCAAATCCGCTCAGCAGTAGACAACAACGGTAAACGTATCCGTCTTAAAGCTGAACAATTGGTTGTTCCACCAGCACTTGAATTCCAAGCTGAAGTTATCTTGAAATCTGTGTTGCGTTCAGGTACAGCTGATAACGATTTGAACCCAATTAAATCAACAGGCATGTTGCCAAAAGGCACACACGTGGTAACACGTTTGAGCTCAAGCAAAGCTTGGTGGGTACAAACTGATGCTGAAAACGGTTTGATGTTAGTAATGCGCCGTCCGATGGAAAAATCGATGGAAGGCGATTTTGAGACTGACTCAATGCGCTATAAAGCAACAGAACGTTATGCAACAGGCTGGCATGATGCTCGTAACATCTACGGTACAGCTGGTCTATAATTAAGGTAACTTAATTAGTAAAAGCCGGTCAAGCAATTGACCGGCTTTTTTATTTGTGCTAGAGTTTATTTATGCCTAGAGATTTAGAAAACGCAAAACGACTTAAACATGAATGGTATCTCAAAAATAAAGAGATTACCATAGAACGAGCACGTCAATGGGCCATAGATCATCCTGAAGAAACAGCAGCTAAGAAATCTAAATGGCGTGAACAAAACAGAGATCAGCATAACGAAATCAATAGAAGACACAAAGCAAACAACTCTGGAAAATATGCACATTATGAAGCCAAACGCCGATCAGCCAAACTCCAAAGAACACCCAGCTGGCTTACGCCCTGTGAACTTGAACGAATTCAAGCGCTCTACTCAATTGCCGCAATGTTTACAAGAGAGTCCGGTATTGAACACCATGTTGACCATATTGTGCCCCTACAAGGCGAATCCGTGTCGGGCTTGCACGTGTACGATAACTTGCGAATTCTACCAGCAATAGAAAACTTAAAAAAGTCAAACAAACACGACGTTTAGGGCGAAATATCCTTATCTTATGCATTAGTATGCATAGGAAGAATCATCCCATTCTGACCGCCGAACTTCCCGGTGAGACGACTTAGAGACAGCTTGGGATAACCACTAAGATAAGGAACTTAACATGTCATCAACATTTACCGGCCCAATTCGCGTATTCAAACGCAACAACCCAACTAATGACGGCACTATCGCTCCAGATAATACAGGTATTGTATCAGCTTCACAACAAAGCTATATTACAAACCCAATCACAACAACAACTGGAACAACAACACTATTCACAACAGCAGACGTTGGATCAACAACACCAACACCATTTGTGTTGCCAGCTGGATCATTAATTACTAATATTCGCTTATTACAAACAACTGCAGCAGTTGGTCTTGTTGGTGGTGTAATCACAGTAGCAATTGTTCAAACTAGCCCAACAGATGGATCTTTGACAACAACTACAATTGGAACAATTACACCAACAGCCGCTGGCGGATCAATTGTTTGGGTACCAACAGCTACTGCAGCAGTTGCAACAATCTTGAACAACATTGGCACATTGGATGCATCATTGACATTCACAGCAGCCACTGTAACAACATTGACAAGCGGATCATTGAGTGGTACTTTTGATGTTAGCTACGCTCCACGTAACTATGACGGTTCTTCAAGTGCCTATGGTTCTGGATATACAAATTCATAATTAATTGATGGGGAGTAATCCCCATCTTTCTAACTATTAAGGAAAATTAATTATGGCACTTACAACAAACCTATTACAAAATCCATCACCTCCTCATTCAGTGACGGTGCAGGGTGCTTTTGAACCATTTGATTTGCAAGTTGCACGTGGTCAAATTATGGGACATTCATTACAGAATATCTTTGGCTATCAAGCAGCTCTAACAACAACTATGTATCCAATTTGGGAAAACCTTTCTGCGTATACATACCCAGTATCTGCAACAACTATGTTGCTTTATAGTTCATCAGCCTCCGACACAAACGTTTCAGTTTTAATCAATGGTCTTGATGCAAATTTTAATACAATTTCAGAAACAATAACTCTTACTAATGGCACTACGGGTGTAACTACAGTAAACAGCTATTTAAGAATTAACGGTATAATTTTATCATCAAGTGTTACTAACGTTGGCAAATTATCATTAAGTAATGCAGGTAAAACTGTAACTTATGCAGCAATGAATACAGGTCTTGGAAAATCACAAGCAGCTATCTATACAGTTCCAGCTGGATATACATTCTACTTAACACGTGTAGACATCAATGCGGCTATTGCAGCAGGTGGTGTTGCATCAGTCAATTATCAAGTTTATTCTAAAAATAATGTATCTGGTGTTGCATTAACAGTATTAGAAACATCATTTACACAAAACTTTAGTATTAGACGTGTTGTTCCATTTGCATACACTGAAAAAACAGACTTACAGTGGCAAGCAAGTGCAGATACAGGCACAATACAAATTGGTGTAAACGTAGAAGGTTATTTAATTAAAAACGATAGTCAAACTGCTTAATGCCTGTTTATTTAGACACACGCGGTAATTCTGTCCTATCTGTGGCGATCTGTGATCGCTGCAGTAGGAAGTTTCCGTATGGTGAATTAATGCCGGATCCAAATTTCCCTGGCATGCGAGTATGTAAAGATGACGTGGATAATTTTGATCCTTGGCGTCTACCAGCAATTAAAACAGAAAACATTTCATTACGATTTCCTAGACCGGATGTCAGTGTTGCACTACCAGACAATGAAATTAATACTGAAGATAATAACGCAATATTTATTGAAGGTGTTCCACCATATTCTGGAGCACAAGGCGATTTAGCAACAGGATCTACTGTAACATCTGGCAATGTACCGCATCCTGCGGTACCACAACCTCCAGCAGTCCCTGGAAATAGACCAATAGTCTTGGGAGTAAAACCGGGTGCAGTGTCAAGTTCAGGTGGAACTTCAATCACTATTGAAGGATTGTATTTAACAGGAGCCACCGCAGTTGTTGTTGGTGGAACTAATGTAACTAGCTTTACTATAACTAATAGTAATAATATAACACTAATTGCCCCAGCACATGCTGCAGGATTTGTTACTGTCACAGTGACAACACCATATGGAACTGGCAATGGTGTTAATTTATTCCAATACACATAGAGAATAATAAATGGCTGATCAACCGATATCCCAATTACCTATCGCGAGTACTATCACCGGGAATGAACTAACCGTTGTTGTTCAATCTGGTGTATCAAAACAAGCACAAATAAGTCAAATTGCAAATGCAGTTTCGCCAGGTAAATTAGTTACCAGTGTTCAATTATCTGGCAGTAACTTAGTATTTAACTATAGTGATGGAACATCATCTACATTAGGTCCAATAACAGCTTCTGTTACAATTGGTACAACAACCACATTGGCTGCAGGCAGTAGCGCAACTGTCACAAACTCAGGTAGTTCATCAAATGCTATTTTAAACTTTGGTATTCCTAGAGGAAACACAGGAGCCACTGGAGCCACGGGACCCACAGGACCAACAGGTGCCACAGGAGCCACAGGTCCTGCAGGATCAGCAGCGACTGTTACCATTGGATCAACAAACACTGGCGCTGCAGGTACTTCAGCATCGGTCACTAACTCAGGCACAACTTCTGCAGCTGTATTTAATTTCACAATTCCAAAGGGTGATACTGGCGCTACAGGCCCGACGGGAGCCACTGGTGCAACTGGAGCCACAGGATCTGCTGCGACTGTTACCATTGGTACAACAACCACAGGATCTCCTGGATCATCTGCTTCTGTTACCAATTCTGGAACAACATCAGCGGCAGTATTTAATTTTACCATCCCTCAAGGTCCAACGGGGGCCACTGGTGCAACAGGAGCCACAGGACCTGCGGGCACTCCAGGAACACCAGGTGCTGCAGCAACTATTGCTGTTGGAACAACAACTACAGGAGCCGCTGGGTCTTCAGCAACGGTTACCAATTCTGGAACATCATCAGCTGCAGTATTTAATTTTACTATTCCTCAAGGGCTTACAGGAGCAACTGGAGCCACAGGAGCTACCGGACCTGCAGGAGTTGCAGCAACTATTACAGTAGGCACAACAACAACCGGCGCCCCAGGAACAGCAGCAACAGTAACAAACTCTGGATCATCATCAGCTGCACAATTTAATTTCTCTATTCCGCAAGGTGCAGGTGTACAAATTGGCGGTACAACAGGCCAAGTATTAGCTAAAACTAGCAATACTAATTATGACACTCAATGGATTACATTGACAGGCACAGGCACGGTTACCAGTGTTAGTGGATCTGGAGGCACAACAGGATTAACATTATCTGGTGGCCCAATCACCACTTCAGGAACTTTAACCTTAGGTGGAATATTAAATGTTGCTAATGGCGGTACAGGAACAACTACATCTACAGGCACAGGTAGTGTTGTATTGAGTGATAGCCCTACATTTACAACTGCAATTACTTCAACAGGTGCATTGCAACTTACTGGTGATGCTACAACAGCACAAAACATAGCTACAACGCAAACCACAGGTTCACTTACAATTGGTGGTACAGGTGCTACAGGATCTATATCTTTAGGTCAATCTACAGGCGCACAAGCAATCAATATTGGAAATGGTGCGGCTACAACAAGCACAGTCAACATAGGTGGTACTGGACTATCTACAGGTGCAATTTCATTAGGAAGAAGTACAGGTACTTATACTATTTCTATTGGTTCAGGGGCTACGGGAAATGGACAAACAAGAACAATTAATATAGGAACTAATACTGCTTCTTTAGGGGTTACTAATGTAAACATTGGAAAATATAGTTCAACAGTAGCTAATACAACTAGTTTTGCTGGTAATACAATGAATTTTACTGCAAACAATTCAACAGTATCAGCTAATGCTGGATTTAATATTCAATCGGGTAGTGCTGGGATGACTATCAATACTGGTAGTGGTTCTAATACTACTATTGGTGCATTAGGGAATGGTGATAGTTTAACAGTCAATCATGATGGCACACAAATTAATAGCGGCACAATTACTATAGGTACAGTCGGTTCTGGGGTAACACATAATGGAACTAATAATTTTTCAACACTTACCGCATCCCAAGCTGTATTTACAGATGCAAGTAAAAACCTTGTAAGTGTAGCAACTACAGGCACAGGTAGTGTTGTATTAAGCGATAGCCCAACATTTACTACAGCAATTACATCTACAGGCGCATTGCAATTAACTGGTTCTGATACAGTTAATCAAAACATTGCTACATCGCAAACAACAGGCACTTTAGCAATTGGTGGCGCTGGTGCTGCTTCAGGAACAATTACTATTGGTCGTGGTACAACGGCAGGCGCGCAAACTATTCAAATTGGTGGCACAGGAAATATTATTACTGTTGGGGCGGCATCAGGTATTCAACCTATTACTATAGGCAGAAGTGGGACAGCTTTAGCCGTAGTTAATATTAATACGGGTGCTTCAGGTGGCAAAATTACCAATATAGCCTCAAATGCTTCAAGCGGAACAAACACGTTAAATATTGGTTCAACAACTACAGGTATTAATATATTTAATGTAGGAACAAGTGCGGCAAGCCAAACATTTAATTTGGCAACAGATGGAACAGTTACAACAGGTTCAAAAACACTTAACCTTGCAACTGGTTCTTCAAATACTGTTGATATTTCTTTAGGCACTGCTCAAACTACTACTGGAACAAATATTACAATTGGTGGAGATTTATCAAGCAATGTTATTAATATTGCTTCAAATGGTAGCACATCAGGTTCACAAACCATTACTATTGGTTCAACAGTAGGAACAAATACAACTACAATTAATGGCACATTAAGACCAAGCGCATTAACCGCTTCTCAAGCTGTATTTACAGATGCAAGCAAAAACCTTGTCAGCGTAGCAACTACAGGTACAGGTTCAGTAGTATTAGCAACATCACCAATACTTGTAACTCCAACATTAACTGGATTGACTGAAACTGTTGTTGCTGTGACAGGTACAACGCCAGCATTAACTCCAACAACAGGCACTATTCAAACTTGGACTTTATCAGGTGCATCAACACCGACGGCTGGTACTTGGGCGGCTGGTCAAAGTATGACTTTAATGATTACGGCTGGGGCTAATACAATTACTTGGACATCTGTAGCAGTAACTTGGGTGGGTGGTGTAGCCCCAACATTGGCTTCATCAGGTGTAACTATTATTGAGCTATGGAAAGTAGGATCAACAATCTATGGTGCTTATGTAGGTGCAGCATAATGTTAAGTCATATGTTAAGGGCTGCTTCTCTACCAACGCTACTAACCTATATTGGTAGCGGGGCACTTACATCAACAACTTCTACTTATACATTTACAAGTCAAGCAATAGGTACAGCATCATCTGACAGACTTGTGATTGTAGGAATTATGCACAATACCGCATCGCTATCTCAACAAGTAACAGGTGTAACAATTGGTGGGGTTTCTGCAACATCTATTATTGCACCAAGTGCGGGTGTTGCTCTTTCTTTATTTACTTTAAAAGTAACAACTGGTACAACAGCTACAATTGTGGTTACGTTAAATGGCAATGCAGTTAATTGTGGAATACAAGTTTACACATTAAAAAACTATAAATCTGCTACACCAAATTTTACAACTACAAATGCAGTTAATAGTCCGCCACAAAGCGTAACAGCTACTGAAAATACTGTTGTAATGGCTATGGCAACAACTTCAACAACTGCATCAACTTTAACTTGGAGTGCGCCAGTTGTACTAGATAACACAACATTAGTTGGGGGGGGGAATCGTATTGTTACTGTAGGCTCGTTTAAAGCTTATGGAAGCACAAATTCAGTAACTTTTACTGACAATGGTAATGGTACAACTAGAGAATTAATGGTTGCAGGATGGAGATAATATGTACGCAAAAATAATCAATAGTGAAGTAGTTAAATATCCATACGAATTAAGTGATTTGTATGCTGAATATCCAGATACATCTTTTCCGTATCCTTTGCCAGAATCAACTGCAAATCAGTTTGATATTTATACTGTTAATCCATCACCTCAACCACAAGTCGACCATACTAAAAATGTAGTTGAAAATGCCCCAAACTTATTAAAAGGTGAATGGTATCAAGATTGGTCTGTTGTTGATGCAAGTGCTGACGAAATTGCACAAAGACAAGCAAGTCTCTTAGCCCAGGCACAACAACAACGTGAAACAGCTTATCGTAATGAGTCTGATCCATTGTTTTTTAAAGCTCAACGTAAGGAAGCCACAATGGATGATTGGCTTGCTAAAGTAAATGAGATTAAAACACAATACCCTGACCCAGTATTTTAAGTATAAATTAAGGAAATAACATGGCAGCAACCGGATTTACCCCGATATCTTTATATTACAGTTCGACAGCGTCTACTGCTCCAACAGCGGGCAATTTGGCTAATGGTGAGTTAGCGCTTAATATCACCGATGGTAAACTATACTATAAAGATAACGCTGGCACCGTACAAGTTATTAGTTGGAAAATTACACCAGTATCAGCCGGCGGTACCGGAGTAACAACATCTACCGGAACCGGTAGCGTAGTTTTATCAAATGGGCCACTATTATCTGCTGAAACATATTCAACAGCCGCCACAGTAACAGCAGGTACCAATGCACAAGGTCAAGGTGCGCTAACTAATGACTACAATATTATTACCACAGCTGCGGCCAACCCCTCTGGAGTAACACTACCAACAGCAACCGTAGGCCGTCGTATTTTTATTGTAAATAAAGGCGCTAACGCAATCAATATTTATCCAGCAACCGGAGGATCAATTGATGCGCTTGCAGCCAATGCAGCTATTTCTTTAGCCGTTGGCGGTGTTATGATGTTTAATGCTGCAAGCACAACACTTTGGTATTCATCATATAATCTATACACAAGCGCTACAGTATCAGCTGGTGTTACATCTTTTAGTGCAGGCACAACGGGCTTGACGCCATCATCAGGAACTGCAGGTGCAATTACTTTAGGAGGCACATTGGCTGTAGCCAATGGCGGTACTGGTATCACAAGTTTTGGATCAGGGGTTGCAACTTGGTTAGGAACTCCAACTAGCGCAAACTTAGCAGCCGTGATATCAGATGAAACGGGATCAGGATCTTTAGTATTTGCCACAAGCCCTACATTAGTAACTCCAGCGTTAGGTACGCCATCAAGTGCAACATTAACTAATGCTACAGGTCTTCCACTTTCAACCGGCGTGACAGGCACTCTTCCAGTAGCTAACGGCGGTACAGGCGTTACAACTTCAACCGGTACAGGCAGTATTGTATTATCAGCTTCACCTGCATTAACAGGTACACCAACAGCGCCTACCGCAGCTAATGGTACAAACACAACACAAATTGCTACAACAGCATTTGTTAATAACCAAATCGGGGCTATTTCATCAGGCGTAACTACATTTAGTGGGGGTACAACAGGGTTAACTCCATCAGGTGCTACATCAGGTGCAATTACTTTAGCGGGTACATTAGCAGTAGCTAACGGCGGTACAGGGGTTACAACACTTACTGGGTTAGCTTACGGTAACGGAACATCAGCGTTCACTGCAGCTACAGCTGCTCAAATCGTTTCAGCAATTGGTTCAACAGCGGTTACAAATGCTACAAATGCTACAACAGCTACAACAGCTACAACAGCTACAACAGCTACAACAGCTACAACAGCTAATGCTTTAAATACATCTAATAGCTACACAGTTGCAGGATTAACTGATTCAGGCAATATAACATTTACAGGTACAAGTAACCGCATTACAGGCGACTTTAGTAACGCTACACTATCAAACCGTGTATTATTTCAAACATCTACAACTAATGGGTTTACAGGGTTAGGTACTATTCCTAATGGTACTAGTACTCAATCAGGGTATGTAGCGTATGCAGCAACAGACGCAAACAATAGCTCATATGGTAATTTTTATACAAACGGTTCTACCGTGTATGTTCTTTCTGGGCAAAACGGTACAGGCTCATATTTACCCATTGCATTTAATACAAATAATACAGATAAATTAGTTATTGGAGCGGATACAACGGGTACATTTACATTTGGCGGTACAGCCCCTCGTATTAGAGGTGACTTTAGTAATGCAACTGGTGCAAGTAGAGTCTTATTCCAAACATCAACAACAAACGGCAACACTACAATAGGTGTACTTCCCAATGGCACGGCAAACGCAACTGCTTTATCATTATTTGGCGGCACAGATTCCGACAATACGTCTATAGGTCAACTTCTTATAGGCGGTACACAAGTAGCACTTAATGCGACTAAATCAGGTACGGGTACATATGGCGCATTAACATTTAGTACTTCAGATATTGAAGCAGCACGTATTGATACCTCAAGAAACGTATTAGTTGGGTATACCTCGTCTAACGGGTCATACAAGCTTCAAGTTAATAGTCAGATTTTTGCTACATCATCTACTATTGCTACATCAGATGCTAGATATAAAAAAGATGTACAGCCTATAACAGATGCACTTACATTAGTTAATGCTTTGAATCCAGTAGAATTTAATTGGAAAGAACATCCGATTCATAACTTTGATACCTCAACTAAAACAGTTGGTTTCTTGGCTCAAGAAGTTCAACAAGTATTGGCAAATACTTTATATTTGAATAGTGTTGTAAAACGTAATGAAACTGAATTACCTGACGGAAGTAAAGAAGAGTTTTTAGGTATTGCTGAAGGTAATTTAATAGCGATATTAACTAAAGCAATTCAAGAGCTATCAGCTAGAATTGCTGTATTAGAGGGTAAATAATATCTTGGATTTTTATCCTAGACATTATATACTATAGTTTTACCAAATAAAAGGAGCTTATAATCGTATGATTATAGAAAAGCTATTGCCTCAAGAACTTGAGGATGAAGTGCATAGAGTCATCATGAGTGCAATTTTCAATTGGAATTGGAATTCTGAAAACATTATTCCAGATACTCCAGATGAAAACATATTTCAGATGACACACGTTTTTGTACTGCGACGGGCCGTCATGAGCAAAAACTATGCATTAGTAAATAGGATTATTGGGCACTTCATTGAGAAGACCGGAATTAAATTTAAACGCGTAGTTCGCATTAAAGCTAACTTAATTCCAGATATTGCGCATGCTCCAGAGTCACTAAATAATTTAATTCACACAGATGTGGATTTAGATAGAGAAGGGAAATTTATTACCTTCGTTTATTATGTTGCTGATTCCGATGGCGACACAACTGTGTATGAGGATGATAAGAAGACTGTACGTCTCACATCCCCACCAATCAAGGGCAATTGTATTTGGTTTGATTCTAAAACCTTTCACAGGTCCAGCGTACCAATCCACCACAAAAGACGAGTTGTTATTAACTTTATTTTGGAGGTCGAATGAGCCGTTTAATTATTACACCAGAGAATTGTGATTTTGTTGTTTTTGATATGGATGCTGAAAAAATTACGCATCGTCAAGGTAAAACAAAAGCACTCGATTGCACTAACTTACAAAATATGGGTCGAGATACATATCGACCCTTTGGGATTGCAGATGATGCAGATTCAATCTACATTGCATCCAATGATCGTTTAGGTAAATTTAATAAAACTACTTACGAATTTGAAAAGTTGTTTGATATTCCTCTTTGGATCAACACACACCAAATTCTAAAAGACGGTGAAAAGTTTTATACATGTAATACGGCAATTGATACGATTGGTGTATACGGATTGGAAAGACTCCAATTAAGTATCAATTATATGAATGTGGTAGAACAAAAGTTTCAACCACGATATGCCGATGAATTAGATTCAAGACACGTTAATACTTTGTATGATGCCGGAGATAAGATATATTTTATCCGACACAATCAAGGAATTGGGCCGTCGGACATCGGATTTTTCGATAAACGCACGCTAACCCCCCAAATACTGACGAAAGTTGGAAAGTGTTGTCATGGTATTGAGATAGTAAAGAACGTGCTTTATACGCTCTCTACGCAAACCGGCGAATTGATTTCTGTCAATTTAGATACATTAATCGCTGAAAAATTCAATATTGTGGATCCTGCAATAACATTTTTGCGAGGATTAGAGTATTACGATGGAAAACTTATTATCGGGTGTTCTGTCAATTTCAAGACCAACGGTAAAGATAAAAGTTGTTATATTATTGTGGTTGATATGAAAAACATCAGTCATAAGAAATATGTATTAGATGGCATTAAAACAATTAACGATTTAAAAATATTAACATAGGATTATTAGATGGACAGTCAATTCGTTATCAATACAATCGGTGGATTGTTAGCAATTATCATTGGTTGGTTAGGTAGGGAGTTATGGGATGCTGTCCAAAACTTAAAAGGCGACATGAAAGATTTGGAGATTAATCTTCCAACTCATTATGTTAGAAAAGATGACATGGAAGCCCGATTCGATAGAATAGAGGCTTTATTAGATAAATTATTTGATCGAATAGATAACAAGGCAGATAAATAAATGAATAAATTATTAGCAGCTTTACAGGTTTATAGAAAAGGAAATGTCGTTGCAAATCCTACAGCTTGGAAAAATGGGCAGGTTACGGCTTCTGTTGTTGCTGGTTTGTTGGGGGCGCTTATTGCGCTTGCTAAAACCTTTGGCTATTCCCTTCCTCTTAGTGATGATCAATTACTTACTATTGGTGGTGCTATTGTTGCTATTGCAGGGTTGTTCCTTAATCCAACAGCCACAGTCGTTAGCTCCGACAAAGTTGGATTGCCAGCCGGGGATACGGTTGATCCCATCTCGCCAATTCCAGGTCAATGAGTGGGATAAATTAGACGGATTTTTTGTATCAATAACATGTAAACAATAGGAGTATTAAATGATTAATTCTTTTTTAATGACGATTCTTTCGCACGCAGTTCAAGCAATTATTGGTTCGGGCGTATTCCAAGAGATTGAACGCCTTGTTCAATTAGAACTTTCAACAGACAAATCTGGCGCAGAAAAACAAGCCGCAGTTCAAGCTTCATTAAAAGCAGCTGAGGGCGATTTAGGTGCAGCAGTTAAAGGTACTGCAGGATGGGCTTTAAATTTAGGTATTGAAACAGCAGTTGCTGCAGCAAATACAAAATTAGGCAATCCGGCGATTAAGTAATGGTTAATTCGCGCAGTTTATCGGATCTTAATCCTAAGGTAGCTGCGCTGTGTAGTGAGTTTATCAACCGCTGCAAAGCGCAAAATATCGACATTATTATTACAAGCACGTATCGAGATGCAGAAAGTCAAAATGCGCTATATGCGCAAGGCCGTACAGCTCCAGGTAAAAAGGTGACAAATGCTAAAGGTGGTCAGTCTTTTCATAATTGGCACGTGGCTTTTGACTTCTGCCCTATTGTGGGTGGAAAAGCAGTGTGGAATAACGACGAGCTTTGGACTAAATGTGGTGAGATTGCTGAAAGTGTTGGCTTAGAGTGGGCTGGCCGCTGGCGTACGTTTAAAGAGACAGCACATTGTCAATATACTAATGGATTATCTCTGGCAGATTTCCAGTCAGGTAAAACATTATAATAGGGCGATAATTCGCCCTTTTTTGCATTAGTGTACTTAAGGGATTTGATCACCCCATTTATAAAATTAACCTCGAGGAAAGAATTATGGACGGCTTTAAATCAATGGTAAAAATGAAATGCGGCGGAAGCGTTTCAAAAGCAATGGAGCAAGTTAAAAAATGTGGCGGCGGTCGCATGAAAGAAGGCGGCGATGTCGATCTTAAACAAGACAAAGCGCTCATTAAAAAAGCTATTGCTCAACATGACAAACAAGAACACCCTGGCGAAAAGACTGAGTTAAAACTCAAAAAAGGTGGCCGTTCTAAAAAAGCGCAAGGTTCTGTTAAAAAATACAAAGCTGGTGGCGCAATTGAAATGAAGAAGACTGCCGGCGACAAAGACACAATCAAAAAAGTCAAAGCAACTGGCGATAAGAAAGCTGACGCCCCAAATGCAGCAACAAAACGTCCTAACCTTAAAGGTAGCGATGTAGAAAAAGAAAAAGGCAAACCAGCTGGCGAAAAAGACTTAATCAAAAAAGTAAAACCAACTGGCGATAAAAAAGCTGACGCACCTAACAAAGCCGCGGTAAAACCAAATATGTCAGGCATTGATGCCGTTGATGATTTAAAAGGTGGTGGTCGCCCAAAGTATAAAAAAGGTGGTGGCGTAAAAAAGTTTGCTGATGGCGGATTGACAGGTGACAATCTGCAACAAGCACAAGATAATTTAAAAAATGCTCAAGATGCTCAAAATAATTATTCATCTTGGATGAGCAACTTAGCCAATACTCGTCCTGCAAATTATACTAGACAATTACAAGGCGCTGGACAACAATTGAATCAACTGGGTGATGCAGCATTAGCAGCACATCACAATTTAGAAGCAGTTAGACAAGCAAATCAAGCCGCTGGTCAAGCCGCAGCACTTCAAAGAAATAAATGGGCTCGTCCTGCACCAACCGGCGGATACGGAATGGCTCCTAGACCAATGGCAAATGGCGGTACAACTGGCGCTGGCGGCATTGGTACTCAAGGTCCAATCCCTCCATCAATTGCAGCACAATTAATGATGGCAGCTAAAGGTGCAAATCTTCAAGGCGCCAATCCATCACCAATGGGATCTAATCCATTGCCTGTTGACAATCCGGTTGTTGGTGGTGGAACTGCCAATGCTTATCAACGTTTCCTACAAGAAAACCCTGGAGCTAAGGGACAGGGTGTTATATCTGAGAGAGAACGTGCTATGCTTTTGAACTCACCAGCATTCCGCCAAAGCAATCGCAAGTTTACGGATCGATAATATGCCAGTTAAATCAAAAGCACAACAAAAAGCAATGTATGCGGCAGCCGAGGGTGAAAGCACCCTTGGTATTCCTAAAAAAGTAGGTAAGGAATTTGTCAAGGGCCCTGCCCCTAAGAACTTGCCTAAAAAAGTATCTAAGAAGAAATAATGGCATACTCCAATACATATGATCAGACCAAGATAACGGTCGATCAATTGATTTCCTATGCTTATCGTGATGCAGGAAAACAGGCAGAAGAAATTACGCCTGAATACGTGCAAGCCGGTAAGCAAGCATTATTTTACATTTTACAGAATTCTGTTAATCGTGGAATAAATATCTGGCTTCAAAAAATTGAAGTTCTAGGACCTCAAGCTTTTCAACAATTTATGACAATGCCGTATAACGTTGTTGATGTATTGGAAGCCAACTGGATCTATACTCAAAATCCTTCAATTTCAGCAGCATTGCCTACTGATAACACAAACTCTGTAGTATTATTTGATCAAGTAAATAACGCCGATCTATCATCCTACGCAACATCTACGCTATCTGAAAATTATTTTGGTGCTAGTTTCCAACAACAAACTCGTGTTTTTTATGTTGGGTTTAACGCATATGCTCCAAATGGTCCAGTTACATATGATTTGGATTTACAGGTCAGTAACGATGGAACTACATGGACAACTATTCAATCTTTGGATGAAGTTACGCTATCTGATCAAGAGTGGTATTATGCTAATGTTACTATTACACAACCATTTTACTATTATCGATTAAATAATAGAAACACTGGATCGACATTCTCTCTTAGATCAATTCAATTTGCCCAAAGCCAACAAGTTATTCCATTGGCTCGATTAAATAGAACTGATTACTTTAGTTTGCCAAATAAGCAATTTCCAGGCAATAGACCACTACAATATTGGTTCAATCGTCAGATTGATCCTGAGATTTATTTGTGGCCTGTGCCAAATAATAACTTCCAAATGTTCCAATTTATTCTTGAATTACAACCTCAAGATGTCGGAAGTTTAACTAACGAATTATACTTACCGGATCGTTGGGTGCCGTATATTCAAGCGGCTTTATCTCATAAATTAGCATTACAAATCCCGAATGCTGACATGAATCGAGTTGCATATTTAGAAAAAATTGCAATGCAAATGAGAACTGAAGCTGAAGAAGAAGATCGTGATAAATCTCCTATCTACTTCCAACCTAACATAGCTCCATATACAAGGTAATATAATGTCCGGCGCATACCAACAAACCTATGATAATCTTGTTCAAGACGTTATCAATTACATGGAACGTAACGATGATCAATTCATTGCGCAAATTCCTAGTTTAATTGGATTGGCTGAGTCCGCTATTGCTGCGGAGTTAAAAACATACCTTCAATTAACTGTAGTTGAAACATCATTGGCATCAAATCAAGTGATATTGTCTAAACCGGCTAGATGGCGTAAGACAGTGTCAATGAAGGTTAACGGTCAACCAGTTTTGATGAGATCTCAAGACTATGTTGCAATGTATCAATCTGAGTCAACCAATGGCCAACCACTATATTATGCAGAGTATGATTATAATAACTGGGCTTTTGCTCCTAAACCAGATGCTGCATATCCGGTCGAAATTATTTATTTTAGTGAAATTCAACCGTTAGATACATCAAACCAAACAAATCTATTTACTCGCGAATGCCCTCAGGCAATGCTTTTTGGTACATTATTACAAGCCCAAGGGTATTTAAAAGCGCTTGATAAATTGCCTGTGTGGAAACAATACTACGATGATTCATTGATGGCGTTGAAGAAAGAAGATAATTCTCGTCGCATTGATCGTAACACAACGATTCAGGAACCTTAATATATGTCTACTTTTACCTCTCCATTTACTGGGTCGATTATTGATCCAACGGACGTATCTTACTACGCATTAAACTTTTCAACTAATACCAATTTATATTGGCCTGCAGTTGTTAATCCAACTCAAGTTCCTGCAGCACGCATTATGGATTGCGTTACTTCAGTAGCAAGCCTTAATATCATATTGCCTGAAGCTGATCAAGGTACTGTTGGTGCAGACATCCTAATCCGTAACAAAGGATCTGTAACATTTTATGTAGTAGATTATACCTCAGGAGCAAGCGTATCTGTTGCCGCAGGAACATCTAAGTATTTCTATCTATCAGATAATACTACACCGGCTGGGGTGTGGCAGAATGTTACGTTTGGTACAGGAACATCATCTGCAGATGCTGCTTCGTTGCAGGGGGCTGGATTAACTACGCTTGTTGGTAAGTTAGCGGTTACTGCAAACGTTGTTGCAGTATCAACAGCGCCAACACTATCTGATGCAAGCCGCGGCGCTAGTTATGTCTGGACAAGCGGTGCCGGAACATTCACCCTACCTAACGTGACAACATTGACAGACGGATGGTGGATTGGATTTAGAAATGGCGGAACAGGTACATTAAATATTACGCCTACAAGTCCAGCATTAATCAATGGCGTTTCTAGCATATCTATTAACCCTAACAATTCTGGATTTATATACTTCCAAAAATCAACAGGTAACTTCTTCACTTTAGGCTTTGCCGCTGAAGTTAATCCTACATTATCTGCTGCAACATACGATGTGGATAGTATTGTGGGTAGTACCTTAAGCTTGGTAGCATATGCCCCAAATATTCAAAACTATGTAGCATTATCTGGCACCAGAACAACTAACTTAAATGTTACATTGCCAGCAATTACACAACTATACGCACTTATTAATGCGACAACATCTAGTGCATATTCCATCACATATACCATTTCTGGAACGTCATCATCTGTTACGTTGTCAGCAGGTCAAGTTGCTGTAGTTGTTGCTAGTGGGTCTTCACTCTATATTATTTCACAAACAACAACAAATATTTTTTACGCTATCAATGGTTCAGCTACAGTACCAAGTTATTCATTCACAAATGATACCACATCTGGTATGTATCTAGTGGGGTCTCATATTTTGGGTCTTACCGCCAATGGTGTACGAATGATTAATATCGATAATTCAAATACGTCATCACCACAAATTTCGACCCCCGCAACATTTAATGCAGGATTAATTTCTGGTGGAACGTTCTAAATGGCTCAAGATCCTCAACAATCTCAATATGGCGAGATTTATACTTTAGGTTTAGAAGCTGGCATTAAGCGAGATGGAACTCAATTTGAGTCTCGTGAATGTAGTGACGGTATTTGGTGTAGATTCCAACGCGGTGTTCCTAAAAAAATAGGTGGATACCAACAGCTATTTTCCACATTTAATGGAATTCCCAGAGGCATGGTAATGAACTCCTACAATGGGGTGAATTATGTATACTCTGGAAATAGCAACGGATTAGATATTTTTGGCACAGGCCAATCTTTTGGTGTTGGTGCAGGACCATATCAAGGTCAATTTAATATTGGTTATGGATTATTTACTCCATCAAGTAGCACATCCAATTCAATCACAATTACAAATCCTACAAACTACACAGGGCTGTTTACAGCAGGTTCATCTGTTGTATTTACCCAATCACCTACAGCAACTTTATACACCGTATTAAGTTCTACATATTCAGCCACAACTCCAGTTACTGTAACTATTAGTATTGGATCTCCTGCAGTTATTACAGTTCCCAGCTCATTGCCAGCCAATGGTACAGCAATTAAGTTTTCAACCACAGGTGCGTTGCCTACAGGACTTTCTGTCGGTAACACATACTATGTAGTTAATGGGTCTGGCCTTACATTTAATGTTGCAATTGTCCCTGGTGGAACGCCAGTTAATACTAGCGGAACACAATCTGGCACTCAAACAATTTCATACGGTGCCACAACAGTAGTAACTTTTACTTCAACAATTCCATCGTCCCCAACAACGGTGTATTTAGCCAATACCTATTTCAAACCTAACCCTAATTTATTATGGCAGTTTGATTATCAATATTCTGCAACCGGTGGCGCTTTAAATTTAGTAATCCATCCGGGGTTAAATTTAGCCAATATTGATAATGGTGTTACCAGTCAAGTATATGTTGGAAATGTTGTTCCAGGAACCAATGAAACTTGGACATTTAATGGACTAGCAGATACCGGTGGATCACAACCAACCTATAAACCGATTGTGGTTGATGGTGGCGTGTGTGTACTTCACCCATTTATTTTTGTTTATGGATCCAATGGATTTATTGCAAATAACCATGTTAGTCAAATTTATACGGAACAGCAATTAGCAGATTGGAACGGGCCTTTTGCAAATCAGGTCAACGTGGCAACCGGTAAGATTGTTAAAGGTATGCCGGTGCGTGGTGGTACTGCATCTCCTTCAGGTTTGTTCTGGGCAACTGATAGTTTAATTCGTGTTTCATTCGTCAATAATCCACCAACATATTGGCAGTATGATATTATTTCTAGTGAAATTTCTATCATGTCATCCAGCTCTGTTGTTGAAATGGACGGCGTATACTATTGGATGGGTGTGGATAGGTTTTACACATACAATGGTTATGTAACGGTATTGCCTAATGATAAGAATGTAAACTGGTTATTTAACAATCTTAATTACCAACAACGTCAAAAAGTTTGGGCTACTAAAGTTCCAAGATATAATGAAATCTGGTTCTTTTATCCTCGCGGCGCAGCAACAGAATGTACCGATGCTATCATATATAATGTCAAAGATAAAATCTGGTATGACGCTGGCCAAGCAGAAGGTGCTCAACGATCCAGTGGATTTACTACTGAAGTATTCCCAACGCCAATTTGGGGTGATTGGAATTATAGCGTACTATTCAGCCCTTCATATAAAACAATAGCGACTCCTACAGGGCAAGCAGCAACATCATCTACCATTTTTTACTTTAGTGGTGATGTATCTACAACATTTACTCCTGGAAGTTATATCACATTATCTGCCGATGCTTCTGCGGCTAAATATCAAATTAGTGCAACTTCTTTTATATTTAATTCCACAATTGGCGGTGTTGGGGCTACAAAGATAACGCTATCAACCGCACTATCTTCTACTCCAGCAACCGGAACTATAGTATATAGTGTTTCCGGCGGGTATGGTATTTGGCAACATGAAACCGGTCTTAACAAGGTATCAACAAAATCAGAAGACGCCATTTACTCTAGCTTTACCACTTGTGATATTTCTTGGGTCGGTGGAACACCTTCAAGCGATTCATCTCCGGCTATCAATAGACGTATGCATTTACGTAGAATAGAACCTGATTTTGTCATTGGCGGATCTCTTGATTTAACCATTCAAGGTCGTAAATTTGCGCAAAGTCAATCTGTGGTTTCAGGACCATTTAGTTTTGATGCTAATACCGAAAAAATTGATTTGCGTATTGAGTATCGAGAAATGGATTTAACATTTACTTCCAACGAAATCGATGGAAACTATGAAATGGGTCGTATTTTATTAACTGTTGAACTTGGTGATGAGCGTCCATAGTGGCAGTTGTATTTCAAAAAGTATTTCCGTTCACTCCAGAAAACACTGATTGGCCAACGTTTAACGGCAATTTAATCATGTATTATGGCCAAGAACCAATTCCAATCACTGATGAAGACAATTGGCATATATCAGCTAAAAACATATCGCAAACACCTTCATTTATGAGATACAATATTCCTGATCCGGATAGATTTGAAACTTGGCAAGATTGGGCTTCTCAATTTGTTATTTTGATTAATGGTGAACCGCGTAATTAGGGCGAACGATAGCCTTTTTATGCATTAGTATAGATAGAAATTATGACAGCCAACTACACACTACAAGATTTTGGATTGAGTACTCCCCCAGCTACGACTATGGGAGACTTAGGCAAGCACGCGCCTTATGAATCTATTTTACAAGGTATTCGTAATCCTTATAATAGAATGACTTCATTTAATGATGCCATTAATACATATCAAACAAAACAAAACGCGTTGTTAAATAAAATCAATGGGATGTACGGGCAAGCTGATAAAGTTACAAACCCAAATAGTAAATATTTTGGACATATTAAAAATTTAGTAAATGCCTATTCACAAAATTTAGGTAAAGCCCCAACAATAGATACGTATTTCCCCGGATTAACAACAGCTAAAGCTAATGATAATACTTCATCGTTATATCCTACGTTACCATATAATAATCCGTTAAATTTTAATAATAATAATTTTAATAATAATGATCCTCTTCATTTAGGAATAAATACTCAACCTCAAACAGCACTTCCTAATTTTGGGGACATTACAAAAAGCATTAATACATTTGATCCGAGTCAAATTAATTTGGATCCTAGTTATTATGCAAACATGTCTAATACTGACATGTTAAAATATTTGCAAAATACATATCATACTAACCATCCTGTTGTTGCAACAGGGGCAGCTTCAGGACTTGATACATTAAATAATACGAATACTTCTGCACTTAATACATTGAATAATACTCAGCCTTAATATATACTGTAGTTTTACATATTAAGGACGCAAAATGATAACTTTTCAAAAAGAATCTTTTGCAAAATTTATAGAAGACGGCAAAGAAATATTTGCCAAACATAATAAAGAAGTTGTTCCTCAAAGTGAACAAATACCTCTTAATGTGAATTATGAGGCATACTTTAAGATAGAAGAAGCTAACAGATTAGAAGTCTATACTGTTAGAGATAATGGCAAATTAATTGGATATACTCTGTGGATGCTTCATTATCATATCCACTATAAATCCAGTTTAACAGCAAACTCGACACTAATATACATAATGCCGGAATACCGAAAAGGATTGCTTGGCTATAAACTTATTAAGTGGTCAGTTGCAAAGATTAAAGAACGCGGTGTTCAAAGACTTATGATGGGAGTTAAACCAGACCATGATTTTGGTAAACTTCTTGAAAGACTTGGTGCAACTTATTTTGAAAAAATTTATACAATTACGGTAAACTAAATATGTCAGATGTTATTCCAGGTAGTGACTTTATTCCAGGGAGCGATTTACTTCCTGGTGTTGCCGATGTATTGGGTATTGACCTTCCAAGTTTATCTGACGTGTTGGGTACCGACATTGGATCAGACATTACTGCATCAGACCCAGGTACTGGATCAGACATTACTGCATCAGACCCAGGTACTGGATCAGACATTACTGCATCAGACCCAGGTACTGGATCAGACATTACTGCATCAGA